CATTTACATTTTTTAGAACTGTATAACCAGTCATTCCATAAACTGGGTTTGTTGTAGATACATTTTCAAATCTGATTGCATCTAGGCCAATATAAAAATCTTCAGAAGGAGATCCATCATTAATTACTGTAGAATATATTTTTATAATAGAAACATTGTTCCATGTGAAACCAGTAGTCTTGTACAATTCTTGTAATTGTTTAGTTATTACATGATATCTATTTGTTGAAAAATTATAATCCCCTGCTTCCATTATGACTTCAAATCTGGCAGACTCCCCACTTCCAGCCGTGTCGCTTTCTGCAAATTCTAATAATATCCTTACTTCATCAGGAACAATAGATGCATCTGGATCTTTATTGATAATGCTAAATGCTAGTTTAATTTGATCAGTTGGCGCATTAGAGTTAAAATCTAGACCTACGCCAAGGAGGTGGATGTGGTTTGAGCCTGTTCCTATATTTAAATTGTCTCCAGATACTGTTAAGTTCGCAGAGTCTCCCCTTAACATAACTATATTATTATAAAAACGTGCTCTTTCATATCTTGAAATTCTATCGGTATTGGTAAATAATCTATTGTCAGAGTTTGTTTGAAACGCCTCATATGGCTGATTAATAATATTATCATTATTTGTTCCATCTAGTGGTTCATAAACTATTGGTAACTCTGTTGCAGAAGTTTGATCGTGATATTCCCAGTTTTCATTTACTGTAAATGCAAACAATGTTCTACTATCGTATGCACCAGCAGATGGATTTGCTCCAGCAGAATAAACTCCAACCTCAGAAATCTCATATCTTTCATCTGTTGGAAGTTCTGCTGTAAGAACTATTTTATCCAAACCATCTTCGTTAACATATCCCCTTGATGTAATTGGAACTCTAAACATTTCAAAGTCTAAAGATTGCTTTGCAGAATAATCTCCAAAATTTTGATTTGTTGCCAATGGCTTTGCTCCACAGCCTATCGCAAGATAAGAGGCATAGGCTGGAGCCTGACCAATTAAATATTTTGCTAATATGCCTTTTCCTGTATTTGTAATCATGGATTCACCTCATATATTGTATCATCTAACACTTCTCCGTCAGAGACTATTGAAACTTCTACCTGCTCATCCCGCCCCAAATTAACCACATTGATGACGAGGTTTCCAGTTTCTGGGTCTATGTAGACTATTGATCCATTTGGACCAGTGCCGTAAGATGGCACTTTGCTTGAAAAATTGATAGGAAATTTTTTAAAATAATTTGAGTCAGTATCTTGTAACGCTAAAATATTTTGTGGATTATACTGAAAGTATAAGTTAGTTAGATTTTTTATTGGCTGATAAGAAACATTTTGTCCATTTATAATATCAGATCGTAAAATATTTATAAGTTCTTGACCACCTATATTTTCAAATATAAGGTCTGTCATTATTTCTATAGGTGTGGTTTCGTCATCAAAAAGAATAATATCAGGAGTTGCTGCTTTAACATTTTGATTAGGGGTGGGGCTTGATGAAGGTAAGTTGGGGGTACTATTAACTGTTGACAATTTACACCTCACTCATATATAATGTCATTTCTGGACCATTATTATTTTTAGTATATTCCATATGATAAATAACAAATCTTTTATCTTCTGAAGATATTATATCATTGTTAGAATTATCTTTATATTTTATATTTGCAATATCACCCAATTGAATTATAGGGTTAGCAAAAACCTTAACCCCAATATTTTTTCTTGGTTTAAGCATTTTGCTAATTAGCCAGGACATTAAATCATTTGCGTCATCATTTGATTGTACATAAACTGGATTTAATGAAAATTCTTTTTTACCATAAGTAAGTCTGCTAGTTTTTATTTTGTCATAATCTAATACAGATCTAAGTGGAGAAATAATTAATCCTTCTTTTCCTATTGCTGGATCAGAAAAGTTTGCATTTTTTGCAAAATAAGAATCAACGGTTAATTGATCATTTGATTCTTGTGTAAAAGTAATACCTTGAATTCTTAAATAGTTTCCACTTGTTTCATCAAGATTAAGCGCTGTATCGGTAGCGTTAAATAACATAAACTCGGCACCATACGAACCTGCCTTAAATCCAGAAACTGCATATCCTTTTATTCTATTAAAAGTTGGAGAAAGTTGTGCATATAGTGCAGGGTATGCCTTATCATATTTAATTTTTAAATATGCAGCCTCTCTCATAATTGTTCCAAACTCATCAAAATAAATATTAAAAGATGGTGGCTGACTCATATTAATTCCTGATAAATAAGTTGCTTGTACAATGCCAGACATTGCATACTTTCTGAAAGATTCGTTTGTTGTTATATGTTCATCTCCAAATGCTGCTGAAACTGGAGTGTCTATATCTGATGCCGTATTTTGACTATAATTATTTGCAAGGGCGTATACATTTTCAAACATGCACTTTGATCCTCCACGAACAAACAAGGCAACATTGTTATAAATTGGCAAAGGTGAAGAATCATCAACAATCTTGATTAAGTTATTATTCATATATAAATAAAATCTTCTAGAAGATCCTATGTCTTGATACTCTACTGCAAGATCGTATACGGTTGGATTTTGTTCGCCAAGCATTCTAGATTGACCAGTAAACTTGCCATCGTCAACAATAATATTACTAAGCCCTCCCCAAAGTTTTATAGGGATTGCTTTTCCGTTTGAATCTGAATAAACCTTGTAAAATATTATATTGTGAAGGTTATCTATTTCTGAAGAATACTCGCTTATATTTTTTTCTGTTAATGCAATAATTTCAAAATAATATCCTACGTTAGTACTTGGATTAACCATAACTCCAATTCCACCTGATCCTCCAGAAATATTTAATTGTTGATTTGGCTGACTTCCTGGCAAAACATATACTGGCATGGCATTAACTGGAGTTTGTTCTTTAGTTTCGCTTACTTCAAGTTTTCCTATAACTCTCATTCTTGTACCAAAATGTTTATATTTATTGTCTAGTGGTTTATATTGATAAGAAACAAAACCTAATGGAGTTTCTATAGTGCTAAAAGAAGGACCACTCATTACCAAAGCAGAGGCCTGAACAGATCCTGCTTGTGTAGATTTGTTTGTATTGTTTTGAGATTCATTAACATATGAGTGAGATAAAAAGTTTTTAATTATGCTAGACCTAGTTGTTTCTTTTGCCTTAATATTATTCGGTCCTGCTGGAATAGATGTGCCGAGAGACTTAGCGACTATATCATCATTATCTAAAATATCTTGTTCGTTTAATCCAAACAAATGTTTGCTTTCCATATTAATACCACGAACATAAGAATCATTATTCCAATGAGAGTTTAGTCCTGCATCGTGTGACACCACAGAGGTGCCAAATTGACCACGTCCATGTGTTGCGACTTCTCCGTTTTTCATTACGGTTATTCCATTAACTTCTTCGTATTTTGGTACAGAATATATCCTTACCAAACCAGTTGGATATATTTTACCATTAAAAGAAAGTTTAGACATATAGTCTTGATACTCTTGATTACTACTAATCCAGACATTTCCAACTGCACCGACTGTTTCTGTGCTGTATGAAATTGTTCCGTTGTTTTCTTCTCTTATAATATTTTTTTCTGTTCCAGGAATATTGTATTGTACTGCATCAAACTTTATTATTTCTCCGTTAGCATAAAAATATCCATTGTGTCTTCCTAACCAATAAACGGCTTCTCCTAAATCTATTACATTGTTTATTAAAGTATTATTTACAACGCTAGGAACATTAGAAGACAAGTTAGAATTTAATGGAATTGCAGAAAGGTTGTAAGAAGACTGATCACTAGTTTCATTATTAATTGATCTAAGATTTTTGTTTCCCACTATTTCCCAAAGTAGGACTGGTTTATATATCCAATTTTTTGCAGCAACTTCATTGTCAATCATTGATGCCTGTTTTAAACTTCCATAAGATCTTTGTATGTATCTAGTATCGTAATTGATTACTCCATCATTATAAACATTTTTTTCTTCTGAAGATATCTCAATAATATTGGCAAGTTTATTTTGTGTATCTTTATTTTCAACAACACCAATGTCCGTAAGATCATTTGATCCAATTAAGGTTATGTCTATATCTCTGTCTAAACTTGATGGCATCATATAGTTTTTACTCATCATTATAAAATTATTATATTCATCAAAGAACATTGCAGTTTGAGTTGATATAGCAAGGTCGTTTAATACCTCTGCAATAGTTTTGTCTGGTGCTACATAAAAAAATGGTATTGTTAATTCTTTTTCTTGAAACACTCTTTTAAAGGCATAATTAGAAAATCCTATAGAATCTAACAATAACGATACTGCGTAACTAAGAGAAACATTTGGAACAAGCATTTCTGGTGCTTTTACTGATTCAAAGTAAAAATATAAATCTCTTAAGGTAATATCAACCCTTCTATTAGAATAAGAAAAACCAAAAAATCCTTCAGAGTACATTGTCTTTATGGGAACAAAGTAATCATATCCGTCAACATTAACGACTATATCGTAAAATTTAATTTGTAAATTATTAGATGCATAATCTTTTATTATACTTGATTCATTGTTTTCATTAAAAGAATTATCATAATCAAATATTTCTAGTTGTCCATTTGATGCTAATAATTGTCCGACTGGGAGTCCGCTAGTTCCTAAATCTGAAGCAGTCTTAGATAAGTTAAAACTTAACACCTTGTCTGATATATCTGCACTTAGTCTTGGAGACAGTTCTATAAGATCAAATGTTGAATTATTTTTATTCATAGTATCAACAATAATTCTTAAACCTTTTATATATTCAAACTCACGATATACATTTTTATTTTCTGAAGCGGATAAAAATTTTGATGGATTTACAAAATTTGTAACAAAATGACTTGAACGATTTACAGTTTCTTCTGTTAATGTCCAGCCATATTCTGGTGTAAAAGTTTCATAATCATTATCAAACCAAATATAGTATTGACCAATATCAGACTCATCTGTTTTAATTAAATAAGCGTAGCCCTCAATAGATTTTTCTGGAAGAAAAGATGCACTTGTATATTCTTCAGCATTAATAAAAGAATCTTTATATTTATCTGGGATAATCAATCCATAAGAAAGTTCAACATATCCATCATCTTTAATTATTGGAGTGCCATCTCTTCTTGTAGTACCAGAATTAAAAGATATAATATCTACCCAATTATTGTTTTGTAATGACTGTATCTTCCATTTTAATGGTGTGGTCTTATTTGAATCTCCATACAAAGGATCTGCAAATGATCCCGATGAGTTAGAAAATGGTCCAAGGTCTACAGAGCCGACATTTGTTTGCATTTTAATAATAACTCTATTGGCTGGTATTGCTTTATCATAGACTACGAATGGCACCGTGTCGTCTATATAGTTTTGTCCATTAACTAGTTTATTTGCTATACCTCGCAAATTTCCAGAATCTGTTCTGAAGGAAGTCCAGTATTTAAAGTTATCACTTTTATCTGCCATATAGTATCTTGGTCTATTTGACATGTTCATATTAGAATGATGAAATTTTTTTCCTGGAAAATATGCAGCCTTATTTATACCAGATCTTGGCCTAAATCTTTTAAAACAATCTTCTAAAGAATACAGCATTTCATTTTTTTTATTTTGTGCTAATAAAAACCAAGGTTGCGAATTACCATTTGGATCAATTCCGCCATCAACTTTTACATCTGCATCAGTTGCTCCAGTATAAAAATTTCCTATATCATTGACATCAAAAGTGTTTGGTATTGTTCTATATTTAAAGTCAGGATCTAGCGTATCGTTAGGTGCTGTTGGTCTATACCTATAATTTCCTATTTTAGAAATATTGTTTGCAATATTCATATTCCATTCTGCAATGATGGCAGACTGAGTCCTAACAGTAGGAGAAGTTTCTAAGTGTGTTTTAAGATCTTCGTCTTGAAACATTATACTTCTTCCAGAGTTACAGAAATATTCCAGAAGTCAAAATTGCTTCCGCCACGCTTAACAACACTGTAGTTAAAATCAGAAAAAAACATTTGTATTAATTGATTATATTGTGCAAGATGAGTATATGCATTGGCATCTTTTCCAAAATTAGGATATTTGTCATATGCAAGATAAACCCAGAAAGGACCCTGATGATTCTCATACCAATCAAGTATCTCTGCACCACCTGCACCACCGTCTGTTGTATGTTCTAAATCGTTTGATCCAGTATGTGGAGATAAGCCAGTAGTAGCATTAAAATCGGGAACTGTGTAGTATGATCTAGAAGGCAACATTGTCCACGAAGTAGAAATGTTTAGTTTGTCTGCTACATGATGAGATCTCATTCTTCCGTTAATCATTCTTTCACGAGTTTCTATTCTAGTTGTAGTAAAATCAATTGATGATCTATTGTCATCAGATAATATTAAAAATTGATTATAAACTGATTCATCTGTTTCTAATCCTGGATTCTGACCTATTTCCAAACCATTAGGAACATATTTTCCAGATATTAAGGTACCAGAGTTTTCTGACCATAGCATTGCTTGTGGTCTTTGATACTTTTTTCTACCCGTCATGTATCCTGATGTTGACATTATATTTGTGCTCCTCTAAGCCTCTTTGAGTCTACCTGCTTAATGTGTGTCATTACTGCCCGTGCAATTTCGTCAGGGTTTGCATCAGACTTAACATTTACATTGATACTATAATTATACACTGACTCTCCAATTGAGTCACCACTATTAATTGCTTTCATCCTATCTATTCCATGAGCATTTACAGCATATCTACTCATTACAAATTCTCCTGGAGTTAACATTGCAGGAACTGTATCTGTTCCTTTAGCAAATCCACCACCCAAGAAATATGGAATTAATCCTCCCATAGGTCTGTATAATGGACTTGTCATTCCACCCTTACGCAGATATTTTGGCTTGATTATTCCACCTTTAGAATAAACATCAGGAGATCCTATATCGGCACCACCACCGCTTGGATTAGGTAGCCACTCAATATCTATATCTCCATATGGATTTTGTTTAACACTGGTTGCCTCTGATACAGATGCATTAATTTGTGCTATATTGGTTGCGTTATCAACTTTATCAAGTGCTCCTGCCACATCATACATATTATCTGCTAGTAATTCGGTAGATTCTCTTAGGGCTGTCAACTGTGCTTCTAGTGCGGTGGTATCTTGGCCTTTCTCCATTGCCTCTGCAATCTTAAGTTCTAGATCAACTATTTGCTGATCTGCATTTCCAAGTTGAGTACCAAAATTATCCAAATAACCAGTAAGAGTTGCTTGGGCTTTTGCTTGAGCCTCTTCAAAACTAACAGGTTTCTTAAGTGCAGCATTGTAAAGAGCAAGAGCAGCGACGGCAGCAAGAATAGCATCTCCAACTCCAAGCCAACCATCTTTCATTAAATCAATCAATGTATTAGAGAATGAAATAACATCATTATAATAACCAGCATCTATTCTTGCAAATCCAATTGCAAGTTTAGCATCTCTCCATACTTCACGCTGTCTGTCTACTGCTTCTATAGCAGCATCTCTTTGCTTTTGATAATCTTTTAAAGCCTTATTTGCTAAATCTAGTTCATCTTGTGCAAGTTTTAATCTGCCTTCCTTTATGTCATAAATCTTATCTTCGATATCCCTAATTGCTAATAATTCAACTTCTCGCTTTTGCTCTAAAGCATATATTTCTTGACTTATTGCAAATTGACGATTTTCTATTTGTAATCTAGTTAATCCGCCCTTGCTTCTTAAATTGGCTATATCTCTTTCTTTTGCTGCGCCTAAAATACCTAACTGATCTTCCTGCATTGCTTCTGCTGAAGTTGCTCTTATTTCTTGTGCTGCTAATGCTGCAGCAGAAATATCACCTTGAGATAACGCATCTGCCAGACTTAGTTGTTGCTTTTGTTGGTTTGCTATTCTTGAATTTATCTCAAAAACTTTTGTTAAGGCCTCTGCCTGCTCGTCATATCTCTTAGTTATTTCATCAGCACTTCTATTCATTAAGTCAAGATCATTGCCTAAAGCATTAGATTCTTTTTGTAATACATCAATTGGTCTTGTTATTTCTAACTCAATTTTTCTTTGTTTTGTATCTATATTGTCTTGGAAGTCTTTAATCTCTTCATTGATACCCTCAATTTTTTCTTGAGTGTCATCAATTTTATCTTGAGCACTTTCAAGCAACGGCTCAAAGTCATCCTCAATTTTACCTTCTAGTAAGTCATAATATTCCATTGCCTTATTAAATAGTTTGTCAAATTCTTCTTCCTTACCTTCTCTTGTAGAAAGTTTAAGTTCTAATTCAACTCTTTTATATTCTGGAATTTCATCAATATATTTTTTTAATTGTTCAGCGTCTAATTTACCATTTTTTAAATCTTGAATAAATGCTTTTGCAAGATTAGGATTACTTAATATTGCGTTTATATCTTCAAGACCTAATCCCATTTCTAGAAGAAGTGGAGCAATAGCAGCAAAGTCTTTTTTAAGTTGAAGAGCATTGGTTCTTTCTTGAAAGAATTTTGTATTTTCTAAAGTTACTAATGCATCAATATAAGATTGCGTATCTTTTACTAAAGCCTTTGTAGCATCTGAAAGACCTTTTACATTATCATTAGCAATTGTATAAGCATGCGCTTCATTTTCTATAATTTTAAGAATAGTAGCATAGTCATAACCCTCAGCAGCAAGTTTATCAAAAGCAATAGCCTGGTTCTTTAATTCTTGAGTTCCTTGAATCATTTTTATTTGAGATAATGAAGAGGCTGCAACATATGTTTTTTGTATGTTAGAAAGAATTGTTTTTCTGTCTTCGTCACTAAATATTTTCTTTCCTAACGCTATGTCATTAGCAAGTTTAGGATCCTTTAAGATTTCCATAGCAGCGAGTGCATCAAGTTTAAATTCTCCAGTGGCATCAGTAAGTTTTTTAAATGCTATAACTTGATTATTTGTTTCATCAATAGCATCTTTTTGTTTTTGAATAAAGTCTACTATGGTTCCAGTTTTCATTGCTTCATTTACCTGACCAAAAATAGATGCTTGTTGTGGTAAGATTTTTCCTGATGCTAAATCTTTTTGTCTCCTATCATATGCAGCATCACTTCCCGCTGCAGATCCTTTAAATCCAGTAATTGTTACTTGGCCTCTTTTGTTTGTTTTAGTTGTAAAAAACTTTTTTGAAAATTCTTCAAAAGCCTCTGCGTCCAAACTTTGAATAAACTCTTTCATTTCTGTTGATAGTGCGAAGCCAGCATCTGTTGCTGCTTTTTCAATTTGCTTTAAAGCACCAACTTGTTTATCCAACATAGGATTTACTGAGGCTAAAGCGTCTGGTCCAAAATATTCAGTTACTTCGGCAAGAAGTTCTTTATACGTGCCAGTAGCATCGATTGATACTTCTTTAAATAATTTAAGTTTTTGTAGTAGGTCTGATAACCAACTTGTGTCTGGGCCTTTTCCTTTTCCATCTCCTGCGCCTGTGGTTGGAGTTTTTATTGTATCTGGAACTGCCTTTCCATACAAATCCTCTAATGTTTTTCCAAGATATTTTGCAATTACTTTTGATTCTTCTGCTGCATCATTCATAAATGCATTTAATCCTGTTTCATATTGTTTTCTAAATGAATCTGGAAGTTGATTCAGCATTTGTTGCGTAAGGCCTGCAAATTGTGGATTTGCTGCTTGAAATGCTGCCTCCATTTCCCTATCAATAATTTTTTCAAAACTATCACTTTGCGTAATGGCTGTAACAGTAATTACTGCGCTTAACTGAAGATTTTTTGGAACACTGCTGATAGCATCCCAATATTTTATTGCCTGAGCCAGACCCATATTTTTGTCTGGACCACCAGATTTTGTTTGCAAGTTTTGTAATAAATTTAAACTTACTTGTCCATTAGGAAACGCCTTTTTGATATCACCAATTTCTTGTCCAATCACTTCAAGATCTTCCATATCATCTTTATTTGTTTCTATATTAATATTATAACCAAGGGATTTGGGAAGTTTTACTAATTCTTCAAGGGCAGTCATTGTTTCATCAGCATCTTGTTTGTTGGATTCTTGAAGCATTACCTGAAGAATTTTCTTATTTTTTGCATTTGGGATATACTCTTGTAAAATTGCCATTCTTTGAAGACCTTCATTGCCATGTACTGTAACTATTGCTTCTAGTTCTTGCTGTGCCTTTAACCTATCTCCAGATAAAAATGAAGCCATAGTTACTGCCTGCTCTGCACTTAAAACATCTGAATTAACTAAGGCTTCTATTTTTAATGTAATAAGATCGCTTGCATTTTTTTGACGTTCAGTATCAACAACGCCTTGAGCACCGCCAGAAATAGGTCCGCTATTTTTTTGTAAATCTTTGCGAAGTTGTTCAATATACATTTGACTCATTGGATCTTTTTTAAACTTTAGATCTGTTCCTTCTTGGAAAGACTCCATAAACTTTTGTCTTAATTGACCTCGACCTGTTCCAAATGGACTAATTTTTTCAAAGAAAGTAGACTCTCCAATTTTATTATAGGATGCTTCAAGGTTGTTTAATATTTCTGCTTGTTGTTGATAAACTTTTTTAGTTCCCTCTGTTCTTTGATTTTCAAGAACGGCTATTTGTTTTTCTATATCTGCAGTTTCTTGTGCAGTTTTTGCTGTTTTCTTTTTAGCCTCAAGCACTTTAATTTGATCGCCAATTTGAGCATTAAAAGCATCTATTGATTGTTGAGTTGATTTTAATAACTCTGTTGTAACTCCAGAAAATATTCCTGCAGCCTTTCCTATTGCCTTCTTTTCATTACCTTTTTGCCATGCACGTAAACCTGCTTCAATGGAACCAAATACTATAGTTCCTATTGCAACTGATGCCAAGCCAGGAACTGCACCAACACCAGTTGCGCTTGCTGCTGCTCCACCAACCTGCGATGCTACACGTAAACCTCTTACTGCATTAGCAGCCATACTCAACTTTCCAGTTCCTCTTGCCATTTCAGCAGCAGACATAAATTGCTGAGCACGTTTTCCTTTAAGCGCTAAATTTTCTGCACCTCGTACGTTGTAACCTATAACTTGTCCTCTATACATTGCTCCCGTTGCAAGAGCACCTGCTCCAGCAGCAGGTATTGTTGAAAGGCCTAATGCTGTAGCCTCTTTACCGCTTAAACCAGCCAACCCATTTCTTTCTTTTGATATAACATTTTGTAAATTTTTAAAGGCTTCTTGCTGTATTTGTTTTTGATCATATATTAATTTTAATTGTAATTCTATAGGATCTTTAGTTATATTTTCTCCATTTGGACCAAGTAGTTCAATTAATTTTCCACGAACTTGCATTTCAAGTCTTGCATCTTTAAGATCTCTAGTTAGTGCTATTGCAATAGATTGTGCCTGTTCTGCTGTCAAAACACCTTGTCCAACGGCTGTAGCCAATTGATTTGCTAATGTCTGTCCTGCAACTCCTCTTCCAAATGTTTCAACTATTTTTTCAAAATCTGCTTGAAATTTTTTACCAAAATCGTTATTTAAAACAAAGTTTTTACCAAACTCCATACTTACTGGAACAATTTCTGTTGTTCGTGATGCTCTTTGTGCTGCTGCGGTTTGAGTCTTAGACACTGTATTTGTAATTTCTCCAAAAGCCTCTAACTCATCTTTAGTAGAAATCATTGTCTTACCTTGCTCACGACCATCTAAAATTGATTGCTTTATTTGATTAGATTGCATTTTAAATACAGCAACAAGTCCGATTGCTGTAGCAATTAACATTTTCATTGGACTATTGAGCATTGGAAGAAGTCCAGCAAGTATAGATATTCCCATTAATGGACCAGCCAACTGGCCTAAATTCATGCCCATAAATTGTTTATCGGGATTACTCATAGCGTACATACCAGCCATAGAACCAGCCATGGCAATTCCCATTGAAGGCCCCATCATTCTTTGTGCACGATTCATTCTGTCTAGTTGTCTTGCATTTGTTTTTTGAGCAGATGAGGCTGCTATAAATTTCTCTTTTCCACCTTTTCCAACAACCTTGTCAAAATCAGCAGCAGGGGTATATCCCCCCATAAATCCTCTTAAGCCACGTGTTCTTTGTATTTTGTCTTTTTCTGTTTTGTCTTTTTTATCAAACTTTAATCTTTCAAGAACACCCTTGGTATTTTTCTTAGACGAATTAATGCCATCTTGTACTGCCTTAGTATTTTTATCAACAGATTCTTTTAAGTCTGAAAATGCTGGCATTGGAACTGCTCTGGCTGCTGCTGCGTTTCTTTCCATCGAAGTCATAGGGGTTGGACCAGAATTTGCTGCTCTGTCTACTGCGCTTGTAATTCTTCTAGCGATACCTCCCAAAATTCCAGACCTGGTAGTTGCGTCTGCAACTTTGCCTGATATCTTATCTGCTAGTATGTCACCTCTTGATTTAGGAGCGTTTGAAGGAGTATCCCACGGATCATCTATTCCAGTACGTCCAGTGATAAATCCAGGAACCCTATCTGCAATGATAGATCTAATTAATGGTCTATATTTTTCTGATTCTGCCGTTGGAATTACCGCTTCGCCTGGAGACAACATTGCAGGGACTACATCACCAGCACCCTTTGGACCAGGGACAGAGAATACACCGTTTTCATATCCTGGAATACCAGCAGCAGAATTATAAATTTTCTTCCAATCAGCGTTTTTGGATTCTTCTAAACGCAAAACTAAGTCATCGTAAATTTTTCTTTCTTTTGGATTTAATTTAAATGTGTTAATTGTTGCTCTATATCTGGGAATTGATTCTTCAATTTCTTTAAGCATCGCTCTTTTAAATGCTGGATACCCCATCTGTTTAGCCATTTTTTTAACAGCCTTTGCAAAATCTTTTGAAGCACCACCTTTTACTGCGCCAAAGTTTATTAACAACTGCTCTTCAACTGACCTCATACTATCTGCATACTTAAATCTACTTGATGCAGTACTAAATACGCCAGAGTTTCCTTGATCTATTACATCATCCTCACTAAGATTTGATCTCTTAACATCCTTATCCCCACGAATACCAGAAGCCAGTGTTTGCTTAATAAATTGTTTCTTGGTAAATTTTCCCTTTGGATTTTCAAATCTTGGATCATAATCTGATTCAATAGCAAGTATTTTTCTTTGTCTCGTTAAATCTGTTGGATCAGCAATAACTTTAATTGATTGATTTCTTGGAGTATTAAGTTGACTTCCACTTCTCATTAAAGCAGACATTCTCATTTCAGCAAGAGCAGCCTCTTCGCTTTCTACTGCCTTATAAACTACCACTCTACCATTTGGATGTCTATAAATTCCATTTACTGATTTTGAAATTTCTCCAACACTATATCCGCCAAGGCTTTTTATTTTTACGCCAGTGTCAGTTATTGGAAGGTTTCTGAATCTGCTTGCTCTAACGCCTTCATCTAATGTTTTAGCAAGTGCTCTTGTTTTCTGTACTTTTGCAAAAGATTTTGGCATTCCAATAAATGCCGATCCACCAGCAAGTTTTAATAATCCTCCGTATTTAAGTTGTAACCCAACATCACTTATATCATGTCTTCCATAAAAATTATTTTTAACTCTAAGTTTTAATATTTCTAAAGCGCCACGAACAGTTGGTGCTAGTTGATCTACTGGACCCAAGTTTTCCATTGCATTGATAATTTGCTGTGCCTCTGCTTGAGTTTTTGGGTGTCGTGTGCTTTTTGGCATACGCTTTCCCTTTGTCATATCTTTCATTGCCATGTTAATTAATGATGAGTCTCTTAATATTAATTCTCTTCCCCAGGAAGAGGCGTTTCTATTTGCACCAGCAGGGGATATGTGAGATGGGGAAATAACAAATCTATTATATGCTGGATCAGATAACTGAGCGTGTAACTCAGGAAAATTTCTTCTTAAATGTTCTTCTTCTGAGTCAAATTCTCTTATTAATGACATTACTCTAGGTGATCTAGCCCTGACTGCATCGCCCCATCTTTTATATGCTCCACCTTTACTTGCCCCAGTAATTCTTACACGAGATCTTCCTGCAGATCCAGCCTGTCCTAAAACATTAATTGGTGTTAATGGTTTGCCTTGTCTATATTTTTTAAATAATCTATGAACTAAATATTCTTCTGGAGACATTTCTGGTCTATCTCCACGTTTTTGAATTCTGCCCTGTTTAACTAAATCATCATAAAGTTTGTTAAATCCTTCCTTACTTGTTTTAGCAATTTTAAATTTTTGACCTGTATTTGGATCTGAAATAATTAAAGATTCTGGATCTGAGGGATCTCTTTCCCAAGGAATTTTTCTCCAGGATGTTGGCAAGTTTGGACTAGGCGTAACAGCACCGACTCTTGCTGTCGCTCTACTACCGCCACCAAAACCAGACAATGCGAATCCACTTGTGCCCTCTTGAACAACCCCCATTCTTGTTCTAGGAAGCATTGAGTTTAAAATTCTTGTCATCCATCCGCCAGTGAATAAACGTGGTATCCCATCTTTGCCTATTACTGGACCACCACTAGCATATTTTCTTGCATTCAATGCATCAAAAGTACCTACTCCATAGGTATCGACTGCCTTTGCATTTATTACATATTCACCGTCAGACAAATATGCTGGAATTGAATCTGATGTTGCGGTTCCTGGACCACTTACTGTACCGCCACCTGAACGACGAATTGGCGGAACAACTCTTCCAGGAACAAATAATCCTGGATTGGCCATTGAAAAGTTTCTCATCGCATTTGTTGCAGTACCATACTGAGCAATCAATGCTCCGAGGGCAGTTGATTCTATCTTATATGCTGCAGAAAGTCTTTCATGTGTAGAATACAAAGCATTGGTAACAGATATGTTTTCTAATTCTTCCTGTGACAAATACTGTGTTTTTAAAGCGGCATCAGAAGATCCATACGCTAATTGCTGATATCCTTTACGAAGTAAATTGAATCCTTTCATAGCATTAGCCATGGCATTAGCCATTAGACCAAATGTCATTAAGAATATAGGTCCCAACCCACCCACAACAGCAACAATTGTTGCTATACCTTTTTTAATACCTTCTGGCAATTTATTAAATCTTTCTGCCATTTTTGTTATAAATTCAATAACTGGAGTTAATGTTTTAGCAAATACTTCTCCGACTGGAGCAATTGCAGCCTTTAGTCTTTCTACTGCACCAACAAATTTGTTCATAGACGAATCTGCTTGAACTCCTAATTCTCGTTCTGCTAAAATACCAAGTTCTTCTACGGATGCATTTGCTAACTGAAGGACTCTTGCAGCCTGAGTCCCTTCTTTTGTAACGTTATTTAAAAGTGCAGAAATACGAGCAAATTGAAATTTACCAAATACGTCTTCAATAACTCTTGTTCTTTGCAAATCTGTTAATGGTTCTAGCGCTTGAGCAAAACCAACTACAGTATTTCTTAGATTTCCTTGATTTGCTTCTACAATTCCTTTTATATTAACTCCAACTTTTGCTGCTGCTTCTGCTGCTTTATTGCTTGGGTTAATTAAGGAACCAAGACCAGACTTAAGTGCGTTAGCACCTTGTGCTGCGCTAATACCACCTTCTTGCATAGCAGCCATAAAAAATGCTAGATCTTTAACGTCTCCACCTAGTTGCTGAACAACTGGTGCTACTCTTGGGATTGCTTCTGTTAAATCTTCTAAAGCAACAACTGTTTGGTTTTCTACTGCGTTTAAAAAGTTAATTGTTTGATCTAAATCTTCTGCTCCAATTTGAAAAGCATTTTTTAATGCAATTGTAGTTTCTAATGCTTTTTCTTGTGTAACTCCACCAAGAACTGCAAGTCTATTGGTTTGCTCTACTATCTGCTCTAACTGTTTTCCAGAATTACCTGCAGCAGCAGCATCGGCTGCCATCTTGATTGTATCTGCAACTTTTACGCCATACTTTGTATATTCGTCAGCAAGGGCTCTAATATTTTTTAATGCTAAGTCTGTTTGACCAGGATCGGTAAAAATATCTCCATAAACTTTTTTAAATCTAATTGTCTGAGTTTCTATTTCTTTAAATACTCTGATTGCCTGTGTTCCAAAAAGCATTAAAGGAACTGTAAAACCAACCATTAATTGACGACCAGCCCACTGAGTATTCTTACCAAAATTTAGAAGTTTTGTTGAGCCATCATCAAGTAATTTGTTAAATATTTGCTGGCGTTGAGTCGCCATCATTAGTTGAGTGGTTACATCTCTATAGTTTAATGCCTTTGGTGTAAACTTAAGGCCGTTCATTGCACCCTGAGCATCACGACCTAATTGGACGTATTGTTGTTGTAAAGTCTTTACACGTTTCTGAACTAACTTAGATACGGTATCAAATTCACTACCAAAAACTCTACCAAATGTTTTAGTAGATGCCATTCCATAACGAAAGTATTCTTTTAATGATAATCTAGATCTGTCTAAATTATTAGCAAACTGCTCTGATGCAGTGCTCATTCTGGTCATAGATGCTGTCCACTGACCAGTTGCGTTTACATTATGAAGTAATCCTTGTGCATATTTAGACTGAGCCTGGGCTGCAGTTTTTGTTCCTACAACAAGAGCACGGTTAAGAGCAGTTAATTCTTTTTCGAGGGCACGTAGTTGTGCCATAGCCGAAGAAGTATCAACATTAATAAAAATGTTGCTGTTTACATCTCCTGCCATTAACCGCCTCCTGTATTAATTTTTTTTACTGCTGTGCTAAAGCGAGAAGTGCGGTATCTGAAAGATTCACTCCTGATGCTGCTTCAACAACTTGATAGACCGTTGGTAAATCCAACACGTCTTCCAGTTTAGAAAGATCTTCTGCCAATTCTGGCTTGTATTGTTTCATAGCGATCTGAACACACTCGATAAGCAAAGTCATAGACTTATCATTATCTTCTTGAACTTCTGCCAATCCTTCAAACTTCTTCATAAATTGACGAAGCAGTGATATTTTAAGTGGTCTGATTTTAATTTTTGTGCCATCAATAAGAGTAATTTCTTTCTCTTCTTGCACGTTTGTAGCCATTTCTCCTCCTTAAGGTAGTGAAATAATTATACCATAGTGAGGTTTTATTTTTTAGTTAAATCTTCATAGTCTAGGCCCATACCAATACCGAAACCAGCCTTTTGTGCATTTGCCCCCTGTAAGGCCAAAACATCTTTAGAATTTGCTGCTTTGCCTTTGCTAAATACTCTAGCCTTCATTTCTTCCCAGGCATTTTGTTTACCGCTTTCTTTGTCCAGATCTACGCCCTGAATGGCTGCCAAAAACTTTTTATTTTGATAATCTATTTCTCTTTTTATTTTTAAAGTAGATGTTAATTCTGGCATAGACATAGACGATTCTAGTTCTTCATAGTCCTTCCATATTCCTAGAAGAAACACTTCGGATTCTAATTCTGCTAAATCCAGTTCTTCCCAAGTGGCCCCTCCTTTTGTTGCCTGATCTTTTACAGACTCATCGGATTTTTCATTGATACTAACTCCTCCAGCATATTCTAATATTTTATATATAGTGGGAAGATCTATTGCATTCTCTAACTCTTCTTGTGTTTTTATTTTAGGATAAAACTGTCTCATCATTATTGTTACACAAGAACATAATGCATCAATTGCCTCATGATCATTTTTAGCATTTCTTACTCTTTCAAACTCTTTCATAAAAAGTTTAAGATATTTTATTTTTAAAGGGGTCACATATATTTCTGATCCATCAACTAAAGTAACAATTATACTATCGTAAATTTGAGTAGGCATGAATCCATTATACCAAAAACAGAAAAGCCCAACCTTTTGGGCTGGGCCATCTGTATTATTAAGTTGTATTATAGAGAACGATCTACGATTTTACCGTAAGATGCGTTGTCATTTGGTAGTAGACGGAATGAGACCTCAAACATTGTTGCCTCATCACGCTTTGCACCAACAGTTACGCTCTCAATTGAGAGTGCACGATATGCAACATAGATTCTTTCAATAGAATCTGAGTCAGCACAATCGCCAGTTCCTGGACCAACTGCAACCAAACCACGCTCTACTGGACATTCGCCAATATCGCCTGCTGAAAGATTGAGTGTTGGATTACCAGATACTGTTTCTAGATTATCATCTTTGCCTGCAAGAGCAAAAAGAAGATTTTCTAGTGTAGCCTCAGCAAATGTTGTATTGAGGTTAACCTGCATGCCTTGCTTAAACAACTTGGCAACGTCAAGAACCTGATCAACAGCAACTTCACCGAAGTCTGGCTGGAACTGAAGTTCCAAACCATTCATTGTGTAACCTACGTTACGAAATCCTGCCTCATCGGAAAGAGTCGTCTTGTAAGATGTACCTGCAGTGTACCCTGGTAGAGCACCTGCTTCTGGTAGTGGACCTGCCTCATACGTAAAAAGTGCTGCTGCACCTACGATGATTTGTGTACTATCACCACGTGTATATGCCATTTATTTCACCTCTTTATTTTTCTAGAAATTAAAAGGCGTGTTTCCTCATTGATAATTATACAGCCTGTTTATTATAGTACTGAGTCTATAATGTCTTGCATTTGATGGTAGTCGTAGTCTATGATTATCTTGTTACCCGCATAGGTTCGGGCTGTTCCAAAGTCTACTATATCCCGTGCCTCTTCTAACTGATATATCTTAAAGTCGTGGAAGTAGAACTTACAAACCATTCCATCAATTGGGCCATGATTTTTAGCCCACAGGTTTATATCCTGGGCGCTTTCATCTCCACGATCCAAAAGCCTCATTATTGCCTCTTGAATTTTAATCATTCTTAAATTTGGGCTTAATCCTGTAGCATAAAAATAATATAACAATTGCTCACATTTTATATGTGGAAATGGACCTCTACGCATTTTAAACATTCTATCCCAAACAGCCATAGTCCCGCCTTCTGGAAATTGTGTTTGAAGAGTTTCTAAGGTAGTTGGCCCAGTAGGGAAAAATGGAATAAGGTCTGGAGATATGTCAAAAATTTTCCAGTCTTTGTCACTTTCACTTAGACTAGGAACATCGCTTAATGTTTCTCGTAGAGCAACATAATAAATATCTGAGTAGTTTACTAAATCATTTTCATTATAAGTAATAGTATTGTCCCATATACCTCTATCATTTACCTCTTCTAATATTAAGATAGAAAGTTTTTCTTGAAGATATTTATTAATCCATAGCACTGGTGTATTTAATACTGATGTTGATTCTGTCATCTTGCAACTCCTGCGTTAACTATCCATTGATACCCTGTCTTAATTCCTACAGACTTTCCACCACTTTTACCTTTAGCCATATTTCTTGCATATACTTTTGGATATTTAAAATAACCAGCAAGACCGCTTGCCTGCAAGAAAGATTGTCTAAAATAAAGTCCAAAGAAGTTAGATATTACATTTCTAAATTGTCCTTGCGTTTGTCCTCCAGGATTTTCTACTGTAACTGGATTTCTTGTGTATACTTCTTCTCCATCAACTTTAAATCTTAGCACATCTGACCTACTAGGTCTTATAGTAACAGCAACACCATTTTCCATTATCGTTGCTTTGTCATAAAATGGAACTCTAGATCCATCTTTAATTGACTGAGATTGTTTTAGCGAAGAATTAAATGCAAGCCCAAAATTATTAACAGTAAAAGTAATATCAAAAAGTCTTGCTTTTGGACTTCCAGTTTTTTCCCATTCATAAATATGATGAAGTAATTGTGGAGAAACTCTAGCATTTGCATCAACAAACTGTGATGCCAACTCTGTTATTTGAGGGCCAAGAGCCATGTATAAAGTTTTTTTACCACGATGAATTCCTTCTAAAAATCCAAAGGAGTACTCCATAATGTTGTTCATATCTTTTCTAAATGCTGTGGAATTAATTCTCATTTTTATCATACATCTACCGCCTGATTATCAGATCTACGAATTATAAGTTTGTAGTATTCTACATCACCAAATGGTCCAGCAAATGGATCCTGTGTCGCTATTTCAAATATAGTAGACTTTCCTGCACGTGGACCAGAGGTTTCTGTGTATATCTCGTTACAGTTCTTGTCACGAATATTAGTTAAAATTACATTTGTTATTGAGTTACCGTCTTTTAAACTTGATATACGAATATCTGTTTTGCATCTACCAAGAAGGATTTTATCTTGTGTAATATTTATATTGGGTATGACTTCTTCTTTAAATGCTGTTCCTGCTGGAGCAAAAGAACAAGCAATTGTTCTATCTAGAATCCAAGTCTTTTTAACTTCTCCATATATACCCTGCTCAACTATTGGGTGATATACATCTGCTTGCATAGGAAATGCGAAGTCTGGAGTTTCGCATACTACCATTACAATACTCCAACAAACTCAATCGGTTTACGAT